GTTCTTCACCATGCACCGGAAGTGCTTCTGTTTCTCGGAGCCGGGAACGGGCAAGACTGCCAGTGCGATCTGGGCCGCAGACTACCTGATGGTGCGCCGCATCATCCGCCGCGTATTGGTCATCTGTCCAGTGTCGATCATGGACGCTGCGTGGCGGAACGACCTGTTCTCCTTCGCGATGCATCGCCGGGTCGACACTGCCTACGGGACAGCGGAAAAACGGCGCAAGATCATCGCTGGCGATGCACAGTTCGTGATCATCAACTACGACGGCGTGAAGATCGTCGAGAAGGAGATTGCGGAAGGGGGCTTCGACCTGATCATCGTGGACGAGGCCAGCCACTACCAGAACGCCCAGACGGCGCGTTGGAAGTGCCTTAACCGACTGGTAGGCCCCGACACGTGGTTGTGGATGATGACGGGCACACCGGCAGCACAGGGCCCGGCCAACGCCTACGGCCTTGCCAAGCTGGTCAACCCGAAGTCAGTGCCGCGCACGTTCAGCGCGTTCCGTGATCTGGTCATGTACAAGATCACCCAGTTCAAGTGGGGCGTGAAGGACAGCGCCGTGGACACCGTTCACGAGGTGCTGCAGCCCGCAATCCGGTTCAGCAAGGCCGAATGCCTCGACCTGCCCGATATGGTCTACGTCAAGCGGGAAGTCGAGATGACGTCCCAGCAGAAGCGGTATTACGAGCAGCTGCGAAAGCAGGCCGCACTGGAGGTCGTCGGCGAAGACGTCACCGCCGTGAACGCGGCTGTCGTCATGACTAAGCTGTTGCAAATCGCGTCGGGCGCCGTCTACACGGACGACCACAACACGGTGCAGTTCGACATCGCGGCTCGGTACAAAGTGCTCCGCGAAGTTATCGACGAGACGCTGCAGAAGGTGCTGGTGTTTGTACCGTTCCAGCACTCTATCGACCTGCTGAACGAGCGGCTGAACGCCGACGGTATCACAGCTGCAGTCATCAGCGGCCCGATCCCGATCAGTGTCCGCAACGACACGTTCCGGAAGTTCCAGAACGAGAAGGACCCTAGGGTTTTGATCATCCAGCCACAGGCAGCTGCGCACGGTGTGACGTTGACCGCTGCTGATACAGTGGTCTGGTGGGGCCCGACTGCGTCGCTGGAGACCTATGCACAGGCCAACGCCCGGGTCCACCGGTCTGGGCAGGTGCACAAGTGCACCGTGGTGCAGCTCCACGGGTCGCCCATCGAACGGCGGATCTACGACATGCTGGACGCACGTATCGACGTCCACACAAAAATCATCGACCTCTACGCCAGCGACGTTGACAAACGTAGCTAGATAGGCGTAGAAGTCCAAAACAACACTAGATGGAGATCACCATGACGACTGCGAAAGAAGGCCCAAGCGTCGAAAAGTTGACCGCGATGTTTATCAAGATGCGGGACAAGAAAGCGGCGCTGGCAGCTGCCTACAAAGCTGAGGAAGACGAAATCAACGCGGCGATGGATGTTGTGCGGGCGGAGCTCCTAGACTACTGCAAGGAGCAGAACGTCGACAGCGTCCGCACCAAGGCCGGGCTTTTCTTTCGCACCGTCAAGACGCGGTACTGGGCCCGGGATTGGGATGCGATGCGCGCTTTCGTGAAGGAGAACGACGCGCTCGACTTCTTCGAAAAGCGGCTGAGCCAAGGCGCGGTGAAGGCCTTCCTCGAAGAGAACCCCGATGTCGTGCCCCCGGGTCTGGTAACAGACTCAGAGTACGCAATTACTGTGAGGAAAGCATGAGCGAAACGACCTACGTCAGCACCAGTGAGCTTGCGAAGCGCTTCAACATATCGAAGGGCACGATCATGAACATGGTGCACGCCAACAAGATCCCCTTCATCAAGTTGGGCCGGATTTACCGGTTCGATATGAAGGCCGTCGAGGCCAGTCTTGCTGGCACCGACCTCAACTCCTTTGACCAGCACGCTGCTGGCGAAGGCAACAACCCTGTCGAATACTAGGAGAACAGCATGGCTGACATGGAACTCTTCAAGGGCAATGCCCTTGTAAGCAACGAGCTGCTGCAAAAGCTGCTTGATATGAACAAGAAAATGGCTGGTGGCGGGGGCTTTAACGGCAACCGCATCAGCATCCGCGGTGGCAAGTTCCGCCGGGTTGTGAACGGCGATCCTGCGGGCGTCAGCAAAAGCGACCGGATGAATATCATCATCCTCAACGCTGCTGCCGTGGCCCGTGCCTACTACGAAGAGTCGTACAACGAGAAGGCCGAGAAGCACGCGGCCCCGACCTGCTGGTCCAGCGACACAAAGGTCCCCGACCCGCAAGTCCCCGATGATCAGGGCCAAGGCGATACACGGGCCTGCCGGTTCTCGCAGCGTCTGGCGATCATGCTGGAGGGCGATCTGCAGACCATCTACCAGCTGCAGGTTCCAGCGGCGTCGATTTTCGGCGACGGGAAGTCGAACGAGATGGGGCTGGGTGCCTACAACCGGTTCCTACTTAGCCACGAAACCCCGGCCATCGCAGTCATTACTGAGATGCGCTTCGACGAAGACACCTCAGCCCCGAAACTGTTCTTCAGCGCTGTGCGCCCGTTGAATGACGAGGAGCTCGGGGCGGCACTGGAGCTGCGCGAAAGCGATGAAGCTCTGAAAGCCATCGACACAACGGTCAACGTGCCGGAAGGGCCGAAGGACGACGAAAAGCCGAAGGCGAAACCAAAGACTACGGCAAAGCCTAAGCCCAAGGTGGAAGAGCCGGAAGAGCCGGAAGAGCCGGAGGAAGAGGCGGAGGAAGAGGCAGAAGAGGAAACGCCCCCGAAGAAGGTGGCCAAGACCAAAGCTGAACCGTCCCCGTCGGAAAAGAAGAACCTCGCGGCTGTCATGGACCAGTGGGGCGACGACGAGGACTAATCCGCCCGCCGAAGCGTGGCCGCAGTTCGCTGCGGCCACAAACCCATCCCCATGACAGGCAGCAGATATGACCCCGATCGCTTTTTTGTCGTCGGTTCTCGGCGACGACGCCTACTACTGCCTCTTGCGCCTCCCCGGGCGCAACAAGGGCGGTAAGCGGCAGACGTTTCACACGTCCCTTGCCGATTTACTGGACGCCGCCGGTCGTTTGGACGCCGACGGTTTCAACGTCTACTATGCTATGGCTACTTTCCCCGACACTGCATCGCGTGAAGCAGACGCAGCTACCCGGATGAGGTCGTTGTACATCGACATCGACTGCGGACCGAAGAAGGACTACGCCACGCAGGCCGACGCCCTGCAGGCCCTGCAGACGTTCTGCGCCGACGTGGGTATGCCCCGCCCCACCGTGGTCGACAGCGGCCGTGGCCTGCACGTGTACTGGCCTCTAGAAGAGGCTGTCGACGTCGCTGAGTGGCTGCCCGTATCTCGGGCCCTCAAGCGCGCTGCCGTCGTGCATAGCCTGCGGATCGACCCGACCGCTACCAGTGACGCTGCACGGGTGTTGCGCGTACCCGGAACTCACAACTACAAGGACGACCCCGCCCGCGAAGTTCGAATACTGGGCAAAACGGCCGGGCGCCCGACTGCGTTTGGCGATCTCGCGGGCCTCTTGGCTGAGTATGTGCCCGCGCCCGAGCCGCGGGATCTGTCGGCAGTGCTTAACCCCCGGGGATTGTCTGCGCGGGATGACCCCACGATGCAGCGCTTGGTCGCGAACCGCGAGAGTGTCTTCAAGCGGATCATGCAGAAGAGTATCGCAGGTCGTGGGTGCCAGCAGATCTTGAACGCCGCCTCGGATCAGGAGAACACGCCCGAGCCGGTATGGCGCGCTGCGCTGTCGATCGCGACCCACTGCTCAGACCGGAAAAAAGCGATCCACGCCATCTCGAACCAGCACCCGCAATATGACGCCGACGAAACCGAGGATAAAGCGGCGCGTATCGAAGGCCCATACACGTGCGATACTTTTGCTGAGTTCGACCCGGAGGTCTGCGCAGCGTGCCCGTTGCGCGGTAAGATCAAGTCCCCTATCGTTCTAGGCCACCAAGTGGTCGAGGCGAAAGAGGAAGACAACGCCGTCGTCGACCCGGTCGCACCGGTGGTGCACCAGATCCCCAAGTTCCCCGACCCGTATATCCGGGGGGCCGCTGGCGGGGTCTATGTCCGCACCACCGATGAAGAGGGCGACCTCGTCGACGAGCTGGTTTATGTAAACGACCTTTACTTCACCCGCCGCGTACATGACGCGGTCGACGGCGAAAGCATAGTCGGGCGGCTCCACCTGCCGCATGACGGGGTCCGGGAAGTCGTTGTCCCCCTCGTCAGCGCGACGTCGAAGGAAGATCTACGCAAGGCTCTGGCCAAGTCCGGGGTCTCTACATTCGGAAAGGGATGGGACAAAATCATGGCGTACACGCATTCGTGGCTGACACACCTGCAGGCAACGACCGTATCGGACGAGTCACGTCGGCAGTTCGGTTGGACCGACCACAAGCTCGACTGCTTCGTGATCGGCGACAAAGAAATCACGGCGGATGGCATCGGGTACAACCCACCGTCACCTGCCACAGCGGCCTATTTCCATGCGCTGGAGCAGAAGGGCACGTTGGAGGGGTGGATCAAGCAGGCCGAGTTTTACAACCGCGAAGGGTTGGAGGCGTTTCAGTACATGGTTCTCCTGTCGATGGCATCGCCCCTCATGGCACTGACCCCGTGCCACGCTGCGATCTTCGACTTCTACAGCGACAAGTCGGGCTACGGCAAAACCACGACCCAGAAGTTCGCACTGACGGTATACGGTGACCCAGAAGAGCTGATCATCAATGCCGCAGATACGCTCAACCACCGCGTTGGGCGGCTGGAGATACTCAAGAACATCACCGCCCAGTTCGACGAGTTCACCGAGTTCCCCGCGCATATGGTGGCCGGGATGCTGATGGAGACCACTGCCGGGCGGCAGAAGGGGCGGATGTCTTCGGGGAGCAACGCCGAACGGCATAGAGGGCGCCCGTGGCACCTGACAGTGACGCTGTCGTCCAACGAAAGCGCCATGTCGAAGGTGCGGTCTTGCAAGGCACTGCCCGACGCTGAGGCCATGCGGGTGCTGAGCTACCAGATCACGGCACACAACTCCGCGGCCAAGGAAGAGA